GCTTCATCAAAGTGCTTGCCCTCGGTAACGGTTGCTGTGTTGGTGCGTACCAAACTAAATTCGGGTACTACGTAAATTCTCGGTATCAATTCAACACTTGAATACTTATCGTTAACGATTGCGCCAAATTGTACGCAGGAAAATCCCCAAAAGATACTGTCTAAAGCCAAATTTTGAAAGTCATAAAACCACTTTTGGTTAAACAATGCAGTTTTAGCTTCATCGCATTCGCCATCTGGTCCATAAACCATAAACTTCTTGCACAATATCTTTGACTTACGTTGCAGCATGGCACTTTGAACCTGCCCATCTAACACGATTTGTTGATACGTTTGCATCAACAGAAATCTGTTAGGGTACATCGGTGACTCTGCTGATTGCAAAGCTATATTAAAGCGTGTTGCATCTTGCCTAACACGTTGCAACTGTTGCTCAAAGTCAATCGTTTTGCGGATGTTGGCCTTTTGAGGTTGAGGTTTACTAAAGTTGAATATATCGTTATACCAAGCCATTACTTAAAGAAATTATCTTGTTTATCTAAACTGTTACCGTAACGGATGCTAAAGCCCTCACTATCTGCTGTGTTGATGTTCAACACCTCTGCTGTATCTGTGCCACTTGCCCATCTATCAAGTTGGTCCAATGCTTCTCTGTTGCGTTCTATTCTTAAATCGGGAATATTGCGCGGGTTAATTCGTGCATGCAAGTTATACAAGGTCATATCCATTGCCAACTCAACAAACATCGGGTATCTATTATCGCCAACTGTCCAATAAAAAGCATTACTTGTTACATATCCAATCATCGGTGTCCAGAATGCTGTTAAGGTCAATGCCTTGTTTGTGCTTGCTACCAATGCCGTGTAAACAAAGCCGTTGTTATCGGTAACAATATCATCCTTTGCGTATTCGGTTGTCTTATCCCATCTGTTGAAGTCCTTAACATGTGTAATCACTTCGCCTGCTATCACTCGGTCACGTGTACGGTAGTGGCGGCTGTTTGAATAGGCATCCATCGTGCCAAGTTCAATGTCAACCATGTACCTTTGGACTAATTTTGTCCTCATTCTACTTATGGCCTTAACCTCGCTATCGTACAAATTCTGCGGTGTGTTCTCGGTAATTTGATTGAGGTCAACCGTTTGAATTATTGAAAGATAGTCGGAGGTTTTAAGAAATCGTGCCATGATGCGAAATAATAAAAATAATTTCGATATTGGGCAAATATGTAACTAAAATTAATTATGTTTGTGGTAACCAAATCGAATAACTATGAAAATCATAACAACCACAAGCCCTGCAATGGATGGGCATTTTATTAACGTGTCATTTATTACTGAATACAATGGTGACACTTGGACTTCACAACCATACCATTTGCCTATTGAAGTTTGGAATGAACAAAAAGAAATCGAACTAAAAGAGGAATTTAAACAGTTTGTATTGTCAAAATCATGAATAACACCCTCATCACAGAACAAGCCCTAATTAACTTTGGGTTTATTAAATTTAATGGATGGTTTATTTTAAAGAACAGTTTTACTAATATTTATCTATCATTAAACGGGAATTGTGATATTGGCTCAAATGAGAATTATACTTTGCCTTATAAAATACTTTACATCCACCAACTCCAAAACCTTTATTTCGCATTAACTGGTGAAGAACTAAAATCTTGATGCCGATTTCCATTCCGCATCCCGACCAACAACAACAAGCGGTTTGATGATGCCTGTTTGAAAGCGTGTGTATTGTGTTGGGAATACGGATGTTATTAAGTAGCGTGTTAAGTCAACAATGTGACCATACGGTTGATAACTTACTTTGGTCACTGGGTCGGTTACGGTTTTCTTATCAACTTTACCATTCTTATCTTCTTTGGTATTCTCAAAGTCTAATATTGCTACTCTGCAAGTTTCATCAACTGTAAACGATATGCCCTGCTCATTGTAGGCAAGTATCGCATTGAAAAAATCTGCACTCGGGCGCACATTCGGGTTTGACTTGGCTACTCGCCTTATCGGTTTCACTTCATCAAGTTCGTTAATTAGCAAGCGGAATAGGTCAAATCCCTTTTCCTGCTTAACATCATCCTTTTGTGAGGTGCTATCGCCACAAACATAAACATGGCCGTTGTGCTTCCAATGCCGTAACCGTTGCAGTATTGCCCTGCCCATTGCTTTGACCGTATTGTCGGGGTTTTTAAGCGCAATGCAATCAATCATTCGTATTTCATTGTCATCACTCACTTGGAACACACCACAAGGGAAGTATGGGTTAACGTTTTCATCAAAGGACAGCCAAACGGCTAATGATGGATCGTAAGTAACAATCCCGGTATGCTTAACCGTGGACCAACTTTTAAGAAACTCGCCACCGAAATCAACTTTGCCCCATTCGCCAAGGACATAAACTTTGTGCAAGTTCGGGTTGGCTTTCACTCGCTCGGTTAAGTGTTTGATGTAATCAGCATCAAGGAACGCATTGTCCTTGTAAGTTGTATGCAACACATAAGTATCATCATCGGGCGCATCAAAGAACCTGCGCTTTAACCAATGCTGTTCACTTATTGGGTTGAATGTAATTATGAATTGTTTATAGTTACTTGTTTCACCTCGCACCCTTAACTCTAATTGATTAAAGTCCAATTCATCTAATTCGGTTGCTTCCTCACACCATACCGAAGTAATACCTGCAATAGATTTGATTTTCTCGGCATCATCCATACCTGCACAAAGTATCTCGTTGCCTGTTGGCGTATGAGTAAAGCGCATTTCGGACTTGTTGATGACAAACTCTGAATAAATATCGTATTCAAGTAACTTATCAATCAACAACTGATATATTGAATTACGTATCGTTGTGGCTACTTTACGAATACACAATATACGATGATTGCGCTCGGTTGTGGTTCGCAGTATTATCTTTTGAATGGCTGCGATTGATTTGCCCGAGCCAATCAGCCCGCCCCGCCTTTCAATACCAAGTATCTATGTTGGCTTAAAAGTGCGGGGCGGTAAACTTCATTAAATTTTATATGTGAGCCCAACTTCTTCTAATTAAAACATCTTTAATGCAAGAAATTGAAACATTGTATTCTTTTGATAACATTTCTCGTGTATAAACGTGCTTTTTAAATTTGTTTCTAATTTCTAAAACTTTTATTTCATTAAGTTTTGATATTGGATTTTTTTCACCAATATTACTTTGTAAATTATTAGCAAAAGAATGTTTAATGTTTTCTGAATGAGTAACTAATTCTAAATTGCTTATGTCATTATTTGACTTGTTGCCATCCTTATGATTTACTTCCAACCCAACTATGTTGCCTAAAAAAGCACTACATACAATTCTATGAACTTTTATGGTTGTGTATTTTCCATCATCTCTAATTAAAACAGTTCTTAAATAACCGTTTTTATCTAATGCAGGTTTTAATATTGCAGTAGTTTTTGTGTTTTTCCAATTTTTAGTTTTTATGTTTCCCTTGTTAGAAACTTCATACAAACTATAATTTGGTATTTTTTTAAATATTTCCATAATGCAAATATAGCAAATATTTCAATGCACAACCTTTTTAATCATTTTTATTTTTATTCACAAATTCTACATGCCATAATTTTATTTCTTCGCCTTTTGATGTCAAATCAGCGTTAACCGATGTCGGTATCAACTTTGCAGCTAACTTGTAAAACTCGGTTGTGTTTTCCTTTGCCCATGTTGCAAGGTTCGCATTCTTATCACCTTGCAATTCATTGAATGCAATCTCAAATGCTTCCTTTACTGATTTGGTCAGTTTGTTTTGCGCTCCTTTCGGTTTGCCGCTATTTCCTTTAGTAAAACCCATTTTTAAGTGTATTTTCGTGTATTTTTCACGTTTTTCACGTTCACAAAGATACAAATTAATTTAGAATTGCAAATATCACTTATTCGGAATTATCGAACAACTGATTAAATCGTGCTGCAGTTGCTCAAAACTTTCCGCAATGATATACACACCCCCATCGGCTTCGAGTGCTGCCTTGCGCTTTAATTGGTCGGGGCTTATTCGGTCGGTTGGGGACTTCACCTCAATAGCTATCAATCTGCCGTTAATAATTGCCTGTATATCTTCCATACCTTTGTTTAAACCCTTTATGTAACCAATGCCCTTTCTATATCTACCCTCGCTACTTATACGCCTTGCTGAATTGCAGTTGTGTACAAGTTTGAGATAGTCGATAATCAAGTCGGTAAATCGGTTGGTGTTGAACGCGTCCTTGGTAACTTTATGTTGCAGGATTTCATTCACCGGTAAATCTAAATGGTTTGTTTTTAATTCCGTTTTGCGAACCTTAACGATTTTCTTCTTGGTTAAATTATAACGTTCAATCGGCAAGTATTGAAAGCTATGAGCAGAATACTTGGACCGCTTGGCTTCGTGGTTTAATTGCTCGAATTCGGAGATGGTGAGGATGGTCATTTTTTGTATCGTT